ATGATTTTGAGGACGAACCGAAAGATAAAACCATGGGGAGGGTTTATTACTGATGGCCAATATTACAACAACGGATATCTTTGATTCTGAACTTACTGAGGAAGAAAAAAAGAAACAAAAAGAAAAGTATTTTGGCGAGACTGAAGAGGAGCTTCAACCTTGGATTGATCCGTTAGCGCCGTCACTCGATACAACCTCCGATTTTGGAGAAATAACTGATGAGAGCGGCGATGTCATTACTACGGATTTAACGGATGACAGTTGGTGGCTTAGTGATTTATTAACAGAATATGGCTCTCCAGCGATGGATTGGGCCGGAGAAAAAATTAAGAATATTCCTGAAGCGCTCAGAAATATTGATATTGACCGTGAAGATGTAATGAATGTCAGTGGTGATATTCTTAGATCACAGGTGAACGCACTTGCGGGTGTTCCAGAACTATTGGCCAATATGTACAAGCTTCCTCTTACAGGTGCTACAAAATTTGCTGAAGGCGACCTGGAAGGAATGGCGATGGCTCCTTTGGAAGTTTTTGAGACAGGAGATCCATTAAAATATAAATCTGATGATCCGTACGGCTTACTTGATATGGCAGAATATCCTGCGGCTATTTGGGGTGCAGGAAAAGTGCATAACTGGGCGTATCAGCGTTTGCCGGATAAAGCAAAATCCATAGTAAGAAATGTCTATCCTTTCATGACCAATTGGTTTTCAGGATTAGGAAAGGACATAGAAGAAGCGTACAGGCGAAAAGGAGAAAAAGTTAAGGCATTAAGAAAACCTCTTTGGCAAGGAATTAAACAAGGAGCATGGCCGGCAATTCGAGGTTATGGACAATACGGCCTAGCATCCACAGGAATTGGAGCATTATTATCAGGACTTGCATACGCAGGAACTGCGAGACCCGCAGGAGAAGGAAGTGACGTAGTCGACCAAAGACCTTACGGCTATGTCCCAGGCACAAGAACATGGGCGCCAGAGGGCGTGGATGTTAGAAATCCTAACGAGATGAGAAATGCCGTCGTGACAGGAACAGCTGCACCTTCCAACCGGGCCATGATGGAGATGGCGAATACAAGGAGACCAGGACCTCACGGCGATTACAGGGGTTTATAATGGCCGTATTTGATTCATTAGCAAAATCTGCTGCCACATATCTTGCAAAAGGATGGGGCAAGCGGCAGGTGGCCGAGAAATTATTAACTCTTAAAAAATTCTCCGATAATCCACAATCCGTTTTTAAATTCCGAAAAGATACTGGGCAGTATAAATATTCCACTCTTTTTGATAGGGTTTGGAAATCTATTGGAGGAGAAAAGGTACCAAAAGGACAGGCGACAGAGACAGCGAGAAAAGGACGTCATTTATTAAAAACCGCGGAAGAAAAAGCTGACATTAACAAAAAAATTAGAGCGACTGTCAAGGAGAAGATTAAGAAGGAAGACTGGAACCTGGAAGATCTTGCAAAGTGGAATTTGCGAGGAATAACCTTGGGGCGAGATCCTACTCTTAAGGGAGGATACGAAGGGCTTATTAAGGCCGGCGTGGCGGGGGAAAAGAGTTCCCTTGGAACGGCTTTAAGCAGTGATGTGGCATCCATAAAAGGAATTCTTTCAATGCTGCGTGCTGCGGTATTACATAATCCAGCTCAAGAGGCTAATCTTCTAAAATCAGCCAATCTCATGAAATACAACCGTCAGATCCAGCCTTATTTAAAGGAGTTGGATGACGTGGAAAGACAGATTCGTTATTGGAGAGGCGTGGGAGAAAGAAGCGAGGGAACCCCAGCTTTTTTCCAATCAAGAGAAAGAGACGTACAGAGACTGAATGAGTTAATGGAGAAATATATTGCAACGCAATACAAGTTAAGAAAAGCGATAGATCCTTCAGTGACTTTAGAAGGTCTTCAAAAATCTTGGGTACCAAAAAAAGTCACTTGGAGCCATCCGGCAGGACTAGGAGCTAATGTTGAGCATGCTATCGCCAAGGGGCCGGGATATAAGTTTTCTGAATATCTGACTAAGGACCCTAAGGCGTTGACGCGTTATGACCCTGACCTAGGTCCATTAAACGTGGGAAAGGATTTTATTGATTATGCGACATTAAGAGCCATTAGAAATCCGGATATGTCTGTTACACGTTCAGGACTGGATGAACTTTCAAAATTGTACAAGCAGGCAGGAGTGAGATCCATCATGCCCTCTCATTTAGGTAAAAAAATGACTTTGGGGGAGTATGACATAGGAAGACAGATGGATTTTTTAAATAGAGCCGTTTCGCAAGACAAGATGCCCTTTCACGGATTGGACACAAAAAAAATAATGGAAATTTTAATGCGAAGAAATAAATTAAAGGACTTTGGATACAAAGGCGGTGGAGTCGTTGATCATTTCCAAGCCGGCGGACTCGCGTCCCTCCTTGGAAAAAAATTGCTCAAGAAGATCGCAGGGAAGATCTCCGAGAAGGAATTGAAAATGCTCATGGGCTCGCTGTGGAAGGGCGTTGATCCTAGAAGATCGCCACGCTACCGCGTGTGGGACAAGAACCGCTGGGGTCCTGGCTACAAGTGGCCTTGGCAGAAGTCCAAAATCAAGGGTCCTGAGATGAAGAAATCGCACTTCGCGTCGCTCACACCGGGTGAAAGAGTGGAGTTGCAGTCTAAGAACGCGGACGAGCTTTGGGAATACCAGATGAAGAAGAAATTGAACAAGCCTATGAATGAGGCGTTGGAATATCCCTTCTTGAATCCTGACAAGAATTCCTTTATTGTCACGGGGCCAAGAACTGGGTTGGGACGCTACCAGCTGCAGCATTACGTGGACCCTGAAGATGTTAAACCCGTCCAGAAATACAAGGTGTACGACTGGTGGGATGACGTATTGAACAAGATGCATAAGAAACCCAAGTTCAAGTACGTCAAGGATGACAAGGGAAAAATTATTTTAAAGGAAGTGAAATAGCATGGTCATAGGCCCAATATCAAGACGGATGTTCATGAAGGGAGTCGGCGCGCTCGCCGGATCCAAGGCCCTGCCCAGGAGCGCGGCTAAATTTTTTGAATCAATCTCGACGGTGGCGAAGGCCGACATGTCAAAGGCGCCTCCGTGGATTCAGAACATGGTGAACATACTGTCGCACTCCCCCGGTTCAACGCACGCGAACGGCATGACGATTACAAACATGGGTAGTCTCATCGGCAATCCCCGTTCATCCCTGACGAGGCTGGCCGGTAAGGAAAAGAAGGGATATGATGTTTTCAGCGTCAAGACCGTCGACGGCAATGACGACCTGATTCATTTTAAGGATGGCAAGGATAAAATTCACATAAAATTTGACATCAGCGACAAGGCCCACAGCAACCAGCACATTTTGATAGACAAGAAGACGGGCAGCACGCATATAATAGACGGGAGTCGGTGGTCCGGCAAGGGGGTGGACGTGAAGAGGACCGGCGTGGAAGACCGGATCACTGATGTCTCGAAGCCGGCGCTGAGGAAACAGATGATACTCGCTGGCGAGAAGCCGGATGATTATATGTATGACTACATGTCGCCGCCCAGTAATTACAGCACCCTCTGGGAAAGATATGTTGATTCTTTCTCCCCGGCTGGTAATATATTCCATACGAAGTCCGCGCCATATTCCAAGCACGTACAAAAATTAAGAAAAGAAAAATGGGAACAAGGAGAGGCAATGAGAAAGGAAAATGCTGAAATCGCATGGGAGCATCAGTTTCGTGACGCGACCGTGCACGGATACAAGGGGGGTGGAATAATCAATGACGTGGTCCCACCGTTGGACCCGCACGAATACCAGGCGGGCGGAATCGTCAAGGGCGCTTTGAAGTATATCCCGTCCATAGTAGGAAAGGGCAGGAAATACATGGAGAAGCTGGCGAAGCCTAAGAAGGTTTCAGAAAAGGTATTGGACCTTTCCAAGGGAAAAATATACCAGCCACCGAAAGGACCTTATACAATAACGGATGAATCTGGTGTTAGGATATTAGACAGAGAGTTTCAAACACTTGAGGGCGCACAACTGGCTTTAAAAGACCTTGCCAAATTAAGAACACAAGACGCCTCAACATTTAAAATTTTTGGTGGGCGACCACCTAAGACAGCGGAAGGTGTCTGGGAAGCGGCACCGGAAGTGGAACTTTCAAAAATAGGAAAACGGGCAAAGATAGTCAAGGAAAAAACACCGGCGATGTTCTGGAAATCGCGCGACGAGATCTACAACGCGCCGCAGGAGAAGATGATGGGCGAGCAGTGGCTTGGATATCTGAGGGCGCGAGGCGTCCGTCCGGCGGAGCTGGACGACTCCTCACTCGAGCCTTTTTTGATGAGCATGGGAAGAAAGGGAATCACGAAAAAGGAGCTGCTGAAGGAGTTTGATGAAATAGCGCCGACCCTGGAGGTTCTCCCTCTTGGAAAGGGAACGGCGGAGCAGACGGTGAGCAACGTATTCAAGCACGTCAAGAAGATGGACGCTGACGCCTTCGACCCGAAGGTCGGGGGGTTGGTGAAATATCTGCAGGGATCCATGCATACGTTAAAAGAAGGAGACAAGCTGAACGTGAAAGCGGCGGAGACGATTGCGGGGAACATTGACGACTACATGGCCGTTAATTTCGGCATCAAGAACGCCCTCTCGGAGGGGATCGTGCAGGGAAGCGGAGTTCCGTGGGCCTTGAAGTATCCACTCATAAACCTTGCAAGCGCGTTCAACAGGCGTGGGGTGTCATACATTCCCAAGACATATGCAGGCAAGCCGAACTACGGCGGGGCGCAAGTCCTTTCCGGCGGCGACAATACGCAGGAATTTCTGTTCCGCTACAACCCAGGAAAGTTGCGAGTAACGGAGCCTACGTACAAATACAACCATGACTTCGGTCTTCCTGATGATAAGCTGAAGAACGGCTTCGTGCACCTGAGGACGTCTGACAGGACGGATGAGTTTGGGCGACGAATGCTCTTCATGGAGGAGATACAGTCAGACATGCACCAGCCAATACAGCGCGCACTGCGCGAGGCGGAAAAGAAAGGCAAAAAATTAATATCAGGATACGCGAATCGTGCGGACAAGGTCGTCGTTGACGATAACATGAAGCATCTTATGTCCATAAACTCGCGCATCGAGGAAATTCTTTCCGTCAATCCAAAATCACCGGCGTTGAAAAAACTGTACGAAGAGCGTGAAAAGGTGAGGGCTATCGTGGAGTCTACCATTGGAAAAGGCGGCGGAAGCGTTCCGCAGGGGCCATTCCAGAAGTCACAGGACTACATGGAATTCGTTTCCAAGTACCTAGTGCGCATGGCGAAGGACGGCAACTATGACGGAGTCGGATTTTCGACGTCCGCCATCAAGAACAAGGGATTGTATCCAGGCGACCGAAGTTTCCAGGGAAACCTTGAGGCGTACGGAAGCATCCTTCAGAACGCCCTGAAAGGCGTGGCGAAGAAAAGTGATACAAAACTGATGGAATCTGTTATAAAGGACGGTGAGGGAAGACCATGGAGAATACCGTTCTTGTTAGTTAAGGATCCTAAGGCACAGGAAACCATCAGCAAAGGAATGTCGCTTTACAAGAAAGGTGGGTTGGTAAAAAAAATTTCACCGTACGGCATCATGGAAGACGTCGTAGGACCATTATAAGGGGAGATAAATGGCAAAGAATCCAAAGAATAACATAGACAAGGCAATGGAAGCATTGCAAGGCGCACTGGACATCGAGCCCGTGGGCCAGGAGGTTCAGATTCCTGAACAGGAAGTGAATTTTGAATCGGACGTGGAATTGACGGATCTTCCGGACGGAGGAGCCGATGTTAATTTTGATCCAAACAAACCTATTGATAAATCACAAATACCTTTCGATGGAAATCTGGCGGATTACATTGAAGAGGGACAGTTAAGCAAATTGTCAAGCGATTTGCTTGCAGCATTCGAAGGCGACAAGGACTCTAGGAAAGACTGGGAAGACACCTATGTCAAGGGCCTTGATATGTTAGGCTTCAAGTATGAAGATCGAACACAGCCCTTCGAAGGTGCGTCAGGGGTCGTTCATCCTTTATTGGCTGAATCTGTAACGCAGTTTCAAGCACAAGCTTATAAGGAACTTCTCCCCCCAAGCGGCCCCGTTCGTACCCAAGTTGTAGGACTTTCCACCCCTGACATAGAGGCTCAGGCGGATCGTGTTACGGAATACATGAATTACCAGATCACGCATGTCATGAAGGAGTATGACCCTGAGATGGATCAGCTTCTCTTCTATCTTCCTTTGACCGGATCGGCCTTCAAGAAAGTTTATTACGACCCCATCCTGCAGCGTGCCGTTTCCAAGTTCATAACCGGCGAGGATTTGGTAATCAATTACATGGCGACGGACCTGGAGACAGCGGACCGCATTACGCACATCATAAAAATGAACAATAATGAGCTGCGAAAAATGCAGGTCAATGGATTTTACAGTGACGTTGACGTCCCGACAGGGACGACAGAGACTTCCGATGTCAAGGACAAGGTGGACACATTGCACGGCGTTGAAAAGGAATACGCCTCCGATGATGACGAACATGAAATTCTGGAAATGCATGTCAATGCTGATATTCCAGGATTTGAGAATGAAAATGGAATAAAACTTCCGTACATAGTTACACTGGACAAGTTTTCACGGGTTGTTTTATCCATAAGAAGAAACTGGAACCAGCAGGACCAGAAACAGGCAAAGATTTCTTATTTTGTACACTTTAAATTCCTCCCAGGACTGGGGTTTTACGGCTTTGGTCTAATACACATGCTTGGTGGGTTATCGCGAACAGCAACAAGTGTTTTGCGGCAGTTAATTGATGCTGGCACACTCGCTAACCTACCAGCAGGTTTCAAGGCGCGTGGAATGCGCATACGCGACCATGACGAGCCATTGCAGCCGGGGGAATTTCGTGACGTGGATGTAACAGGTGTTTCCATCAAGGAATCACTGTTGCCACTTCCTTACAAGGAACCGTCACAAGTTTTATTCGCCTTACTAGGATTCGCGGTTGACGCGGGAAAATCATTCGCGGCGATCGCGGACATGAAAATGGGCGAAGGAAACGAGCAGAATCCAGTAGGAACAACGCTCGCTCTTTTAGAGCGTGGAACTAAAGTCATGAGCGCAATCCATAAGCGATTGCACTACGCGCAAAGGGAAGAGTTTAATTTACTGGCGCGTGTTTTTCAATTGTATCTTCCACCGGAATATCCTTATCAGGTTGTCGGCGGAAATCGCATGATTAAGCAAACTGACTTTGATGACCGTGTGGACATACTTCCGATTTCAGATCCGAACATATTCTCCATGGCACAGAGAATCACGCTGGCGCAGCAACAACTGCAATTAGCAACAGCCGCACCTCAATTACATAATTTGCGTGAGGCGTACAGAAGAATGTACAGTGCTATGGGCGTGGATAATGTTGATTCAATTCTAAAACCGGATCCGGAACTTCCAAAGCCGGTGGGCCCCGCAAGTGAGAATGCTAGTGCGATGCGTGGGCAACAGCCAAAGGCGTTTCCCGTGCAGGACCACATGGCGCACATGCAGGCGCACGCGGAATTCATGTTCACTAGAATGGTGCAAATTAACCCGCAACTCTACGCAATGCTGCAGTCGCATGTCTCGGAGCATATTGCACTGATGGCAGGACAACAAATACAGCAGGAATTCGGACAGCAATTCCAGCAAATACAGCAACAGATGCAGCAGGCGCAGTCCAACCCGCAGATGGCGCAGCAGTTGCAACAGCAATTGGATCAATTGGAGAATCAGGCGGCGGCAAAGCAGGCGCAAACAGAAGCGAAAATGACGGAACAACTGGCGAAGGATGAAGAGGCACGCATGAAACGAGAGGCACAGGATCCATTAGTGAGACTGAAACAGCAAGAGATCGACCTTCGTGCAATGGAAACAATGATGAAGCAGAAGGAAAATCAGCAGCAGTTCCAGAAAGACACGATCATGGATGCAGAGAAAATGGATCTGGAGCGTGACAAGCTCGAGGCGCAGACAAGCCTGGATGTCATGAAGGCGGGTGTCGACATTGACAAGCAGGAGAATGCCGATGCAATGAGCATGCTGAAGGAGAATATTGCCACGTCGCGTGAGGCGATGAAGGAACAGTCACAGGAAAGGATCGCGAAAGCAAAATCAAATGGACAAAGAACTAATAAAAATAAGTGACAGCATGCAGAAGATTGAAGAGCTCGTTAGACACGAGATCAAGAGTCCTGACGAATACATGCTCGTGTGCTCGGCCTTGATGGCCGTGACGCGCAACATGTACGCCTCGGCACTCGGTCCGCACGACGCGTCACGAATGTTCAAGGTCGTATCCGAAAGTTTTGCTGTCGTGGAGGACTTTCTTGGTAGGTTCAAGCGAGAAGAAAAACCTACGATACACTGATGTTATTGACCAAGAAGGAAACAAAAAGGAGGAATTAAAAATGCCAAAGGTAGGAGATAGAAATTTTCCGTACACTTCTGCGGGAGTACGCGCCGCGCAACTCCATGCAAAAAACACTGGACAACAAGTTCAAATGATGAAAAAAGGTGGCGCGAAGAAGCCTGTTCTTAAGTACAAGAAGGGCGGAATGAAGAAAACAAAAAAGAAAAAATAGGAGGTAGACATGAATTTATTGAAAGATTTATGGGCACATCTCAAAGAATGGAATGATTGGAAAATGAAGGACTGGATCAAGGCCGGAATTGTAGTAGTCATCGTTCTTGTGGTGCTTAAAATTATAATTGTACCAGGTGCATAATGGCTGAAAGACCATTAACACAAGAGATGTTGGATCGGCGTTCGTACGGCCAAGGCAGCCGTGCGCGCTTCGATCCACAATGGGCTATGTCACGTCCTGAGAAATGGTATCAGAATAAAGCCAATTTAGGACTGATAAAAGACACATTAGTCAACCAACAAGGCAACAGAGACTTTTGGACCACGGATCGGGATGAATCCCGCAACATGTACCAAATTCTTATGAACCAGATGAAGGGTGGTGATCGTGGAGCGCGGATGATGGACCTTCGTGGATTGCCCTCCGTTGTTCAATCCGATCCCAACAGATACCGAAGAGGAAGAACAATGTTTCAGGACCCCTCTAAGTCCCAAGGTTTCCTTGGCGATGTAGGGTCTTTATTTAGTGGCAATAATAGAGCCGCGGTCTATGCAGACGAATACAATCCTTTCCCAAAAGCCGGTTTTGGAAAGGACTGGTATAGGGATCAATTCCCCATTGCCTCCGGACTAGGGTCCTTGATGGAAGGAGCGGAGAATTTTATTCCAGGTGCTACCTGGGCGAAACAATTTTTACCTAAAAGTAAGAGATTGCCTTTGGAACGCGATCTTAGCTGGGTTCCGGAAGGTTTGGGTGAATATGATAAATTACCTATGATGGAATTTGAAGATGAAATCGATGAAGTAAGTGATTTGGATTTATTCGAACCATTTTTAGAATCCGAAGATTTTGATTATGGTCAATTCCCATCCGGTC